ACATCCGCCCAGTTCACCAGCCAGACCCTGACCGAGGCGCCATCGAAGCGCCCCGCCAGAATGTCGGTCTCGGTCACCGCAGCATCCGACAGCGCCCCCACCGCCTCCGCGTTGTCGATCGCCAGCCCTGTCGTCTGCAACAGCGCCGAGGCCGTCATGCCGGAACTGGCCTTGAACACGATCCCGTCGAATGACAGATCGCGGTCATGGTCGGTAAACCCGAAGACCTGCCCATCTGTCCGCACCACCGCCCAGGCCCGCGCCACCGTGGTGGCCCCGGTCGCCAGATGCGCGTAAAGCGCCCCCGCACCTGCCGAACCGGCGCTCACAGCCGCACCTCCACCACCGGGACACTCGGCACATGCCCGGCCTGAAAGTTGGAGATCGAGATCGAAATCCGATCCGTGTCGAACCGGACCGGCACGTCGAAAGCGAACCCGGCGGTGACCGTCACCCCCACATCCGGAGCGTCGGTGAACGTCACCAGCCCCGTCGTCACGTCCACCCCATACCCGATCGTCTCGCGCAATGGCACGCCCTGCACCGCGGCCAGCACCGAGCCCGCCACCGGCTTGCTGATCACCCGCGTGTAGGTCTGTTCGCCCGAACGATAGGTCTTGGCGAGTTGAAACACCCGCGTCACCCCGTCGCCTGTCCCGATTGCCTGATCGGTCGGCGCCGGATCGGCCGAGGGCAGGCAGGATTTCCAGTCCGCCCAATCCTTCCAGCGAAAGCCGTAAAGCTGCCCGCTCCGCGCCTCGAAGAACGCGATCAGCGCCTGTACGTCATCCAGGCTCCGCAGCCCCAGTCCCGCGTCGTAGTGATGCAGCGACTGCGCCCAGGGCGTGTTGCGCTCCTCAAACCCGTTCGCCAGCGTCACGATATCCGTGCGCCGCTGCGGCCCGCCGGTTGATCCGAAGCCCAGGTTGGCCGGAAACCGCACCTCGTGAAACCCCATTCCCGCCCCCTAACCGTTCCGCTGTCCTTGGGCGAGCATTCGGCCGACCTGCGCCGCGATCTGGCCCTGGCTGCGCTGAAAGCCCGCCACATCCGGCGTCGTGATGTTCATGACCACGTTCACCGCCTGCCCGCCGCCCGCGCTCTGCACGCCCAGCCGCCCATCCGCCCCCCGCGTCAGCGGCAGGATCGCCTCCGGCCCGGCCTCGCCCATCAGCCCGCTGCCGCCCCGCATCGGAAAGCTCGTGGGCTGCGACACCACGCCCCCGGTCGCGAACGGCATGACCCGGCCCTGGCTGAACGCCCCGCCGGTCGCAAAGGGCATCGCCCCCGCCACCGCCGATTGCAGCCCGTTGGCGATGAAACTCCCCACCGCGTTCTGCACCGGCTTCATCGCCACCGCGTACACCGTGTCGGCCATCGACTTCGCCACTGATTGCAGGGTCTGCGACAGCGTCGCGCCATCGAACACCAGCCCGTCGAAGGCCCGCCGCAACCCGGTGCCGATCCCGGTCGACAGGCTCGTCACCTCGCGCCCCGTCGCTATCAGCCCATCCCGCATCCGGCTCAATTCGCCGTCAAACGCCGCCGCGATCGCGGCCGAGGATCCCAGCGTCATCTCCAGCGCCGCGATCTGGTCGCCCAAGGCCGTCGTATCCACTGTCATCGCCTATCCTTTCGATTGATCCGGAAACGCCCGCTCCAGGTCCGCCAGCCGCGCCCGCGTCAGCGGCGCCGCCCCCGGCTCGAGCCCCAGCATCAAGAGCAACTCCACCGGCGTCAGCCGCCAGAATGCCTCGGGGCTCAGGGACGCCCCCCTGAGCCCCGCCCGCAGCAAGGCCGCCCAGTCGAAGCCCGTCACCCCGCCGCCCCCGGCAGCGTGAAGGCCCGCGCCAGCAGTTCCGCGGCGACCCGCGCCGCCTCGACCGGCCCGCCGCCGATCTCCGCTGTCCGCAGATCCGCCGCCGTTCCTTGCCAGCCGCCGCCCCGCAGCCCCGCCACGATCAGCGCCAGCACGTCGCGGGTGGAAAACCGCCGCCCCTCGAACCGCTCGACCAGTTCCACCAGCGTCCCCGTCGCCAGTTCCGCCTCCAGTTCCGCCAGCGCGCCCAGCGTCAGCTTGCAGACATGTCGCCGCCCGTCGAGCATCAGCCCGACCTCGCCCGCCCACGGGTTCGCCATCAGAGCGCCGTGAAGGTCAGCGTGCCTGCCGAGGCGAGCGACAGCGAATAGGTCGCCTCGCCGTCGTAGTTCCCGGCATATTCGACCGAGGTGATCTGGAACGCCCCCTGCACCACCCCGAACGACGGGATGATCACCTGAAACTGTGGCGTATCGCCCGCAAAGAAGATTGCCCGCGCCCGTTCGCCGGTCGCGTCGTCCTTGAACACGCCCGAGCCGGAAAGGGCGGCGTTGCGAACCCCGGCCCCCGCCAGCAATTCGCGCCAGCCGCCGCTTTCCAGACTGGTCACATCCACCTTGTCGGCGTTGAACGTCAGCCGTGTCGCGCGTAAGCCAGCCAGTGTCCCGAATGTGCCGTCGCCGGTCATGTCGAGCTTGATCAGAAGGTCCTTGCCGCTTTGGGCACCCATGACGATTCTCCGTTGTCCATCCTTCGCGCCCGATCCGATCGCCGGGCACCCATCCGCATTCACGCAGGGCCTAGCCCTCCACCCGCGCCCGAAACACCAGGTCGATCCGCCGCCCGGTCCCGTTCGACGCCCGCTTTGCCGTGCCGTGCAGAAACCCCAACGACACCAGCCGCCCCCGGCTCAACACCAGATCGGCCCCCACCAGCGCGTCCGACACCGCCACCGCCGCCGCCTTCGCCTGCTGAAACCCCATCGCATCCGTGATCACGCTCACGGTAAAGCGATGCTCCGCCCCGTCGCCGGTCTTGTCCGACGCGTCGCGCACCACCTCGGGCCCGATCAGCACGAACGTCCCCGTGCCCGCCCCCGGCGGCACCGCGTCATAGACCGCCGCCCCCACCAGCGCGCCCAACCCCGCGTCACCCGCCAGCCGCCCGAAGACCGCCGCCTGCAACGCCGCCGCCACCGCGTAGCTCATGCCGCCACCTCCTCTTCGGCAAAGCAGGTCAGGAACCGCCCCTCCGCATCCGCTTCAGCCACCGCCAGGATGCGGAACACCCGCACCCCTTCGCGGAACCGCTGGTCCGGGCGCGGCCGCGACGGCGCGCCCACCGGCGCCGCCCGCACCGTGATCCGATACGCCGCGACCGACACCGCCACCGGGTCCGTCACCACCCCGCGCCCGGTCCCCGGCCGCACCTCGGCCCACAGCGTGCCGACCGCCGCCCAGGCGTCGCCGTAGCCGCCCGCCCCGTCCGGCACCCGCGCCAACGCCTCAAGTTGCAGCGCCCGGTTCAACCGGGGCGCGCTCATGCCACTCCCCCGCCCAGCACGCGCACCGTCCGCCAGCGTTCGATCAGCGCCATCACCCCGAACGGCATCGCCCCGGCCCCGCCCTCGTGGCGCAGCTCGTAATACTGCGCCGCCAGCAGCAGCACCGCCTGCCGCAGATCGGCCGGCACATCGCCCCAGGCCGGGCCGAAGCCCGCGGTGAACACGATCTCTACCGCGCCATCCTGCGGCACCGGCGGCAGCAGTACCCCGACCGAAGCGATGCGCGGCCGCTGCATGTCCTTCACCAGCCGCCAGCGTGCCGCGTCCACCACCGTTTCCGCGCCCTCCGCATCGACCAGCGTGACCGAGGCCACCGCCTGCACCGGTGCCAGCGGCAGCGGCTGCTCGCCCGGCGCGCGCCAGTCCGGCAGTTCCAGCCAGAACGCCCGCTGGATCAACGCCTTGCCGATCCGCCCCTCGATCGCCGCCAGCGCCGCCCGCAGATAGCTTCCGGCCAGAGCGTCCTGCTGGCCGTCATCGGCAAAGCCGGTGCCCAGCCGCAGGTGGTCCTTGAATTCCGCCACCGGCAGCACCGCTTGGGGCACCGGGGCCTGCTCGATCAGCATCATGGCAACACTCCGAAATTCGCCTCCGCCAAAGTGGGGCGCGCACCACCCGCGTCGCTCGGACGGAGGGAACTGCTAGACGACACCGGGCCAGACCGGCACGCGCCCGGCCGGGCCGGGGTTTGCCCCGGACCCGGCCTTCCCGCTGGCGTCAGGCCACCGCGAACTTCAGCAGCTTGATCGCCGCGAAATCGCTGACATCGCCGCCAACCCGCTTGGAGGCGTAGAACAGCACGTAGGGCTTGGCCGAGAACGGATCGCGCAGCACCCGCAGGTCGGGCCGCTCCGCGATCGTGTAGCCGCTGCGAAAATCGCCGAAGGCGATCGCATAGGCATTGGCCGCGATGTCCGGCATGTCTTCGGCCACCAGCACCGGATAGCCCATCAGCCGCGCAGGTTCGCCCGCCTGCAACCCGTCGGCCCACAGGAACCGCCCGTCCGCGTCCTTCATCTTGCGCACCGCGCCCGCCGTCTTCGAGTTCATCACGAAGCTGCCATTGGCGCGGTAGGTCGAGTCGAGCGCGTAGACCAGATCGACCACCGCATCCGAGGCGTTCGTGGTGGCGAAATCGCCCGCGTTGCCGGTGGCGACATAGCCCAGGTTGCCCCAGGTCCAGGCCCCGTCCGCCACCGCCGGATGCGCGAGGAACCCCTTGGGCTTGTCCACCCCGTCGCCCGAAATGAACGACTGCGCCTCGGCGCGGGCGAACTTGTCGGCGATGCGTTCTGCCAGCCAGCCCTCGATGTCGAAGGCGCTGTCATCCAGCAGCCGCTGGCTCGCCTTCGGCATGGCCGACAGCTCGTTCAGCGGGATCGAGATGCGGTCGATCTGGGGCGTGGCACTTTCCGCGATGCTGCCCGACTCGGTCGCCCAGCCGGTGCCCACGTCGCTGTGGTCGATCAGCACGTCGAAGGTCGTCGCCTCCACCGTCACCACATTGGCGATGGACCGGATCGAGGCCGAGGATTTCAGCGCCGACCGGATCGTCGCCGCCGTCTGCGGATCGACCAGATAGCCGCCGTCCGCCGCCACCGCGGTGTTCAGCGCCTTGCCCTCCAGCACGAGGCCGCGAAGGCCACCATCATCGCCCGAGCGCAGATAGGCGTCGAACGCCT